ATCTTCGAGATCGCCCGGACCTTCGACAGCATGTACCGGGGGGCGTCGACGCGGGGCAACAAGCGTGAGATCCGCTTCGAGGACCTGCGTTCGTCGTTCCGGATCGGGACGGCGGGAAAGACGGCGTTCGGCCGAGGGGCGACCTACCAGCGGGCCCACCTCTCGGAGGTCGCGTTCTGGCCCCGCAAGGTCGACCTCGAGCGCACGATCGCGGGCGTGACCGAGGCGACGTCGCACGGGGAGGTCATCCTGGAGACGACGCCTGCCGGGATCGGGGACTGGTTCTACACCACGTGGAAGGCCGCCCGGGAGGGGCGAAACGACTGGGCGACGGTGTTCCTGCCGTGGTGGTCGGACCCCGAGCTGAGGGTACCTCTGACCGACGAGGCCGAGCTGCAGCTCCTCGCGACGCTCACGAACCACGAGGCTCACCTCCGGGACCACGAGGGGCTCGACGCGCAGCAGCTCGCCTGGCGTCGGCTCAAGAAGCGACAGCTCCGCGAGCTGTTCCCGAGCGAGTATCCCGAGGATCCGTTCTCGTGCTTCCTACGGGCGGGGCTGTCGTTCTTCAACGAGCGCCGGCTGGCGACGCTGCTCGACCGGTGCAGGAAGCCCCTCGTCGTCGAGCCGTTTCCCGGGGGCCAGCTCCGTATCTGGCACCGGCCGGAGCCGAACGAGCGCTACTCGATCGGGGTGGACTCGTCGGAGGGGATCCAAGGGGGCGACCCCTCGTGTGCCGGGGTGCTCCGGGACCGGGACGGGGAGCAGGTGGCGGAGCTGCACGGGATCCTCCGCCCGGCCGACCTGGCGGACCGGGTGGCGAAGCTCGGGCACCGTTACAACGACGCCCGGGTGGCGATCGAGCGGAACGAGCACGGGCACGCCGTGCTGCAGGTCTTCCTGACCCTGGGTTACCCCCGGGACCTCGTCTACCGCCCGTGGAGGCGGGACCCCCGTGGCATTTTGAAACGATCGTCTCGTTTTGGGTGGACGACGAACGTCGAAACGCGTACCGTATTGCTTGGAGACCTGGCGACCGCCCTCGAGGGCGAGCTGCTCGAGGATGGGAGCTACGGCGACCCGGCGATGAAGGTCAACTCCCCCGAGCTGTTGGGTGAGTGCTTCTCGTTCAAATCGACGCGGACCGGTCGGTACGAGGCCGAGGCCGGGCAGCACGACGACCGGGTGCTAGCGTGGGGCATCGCGTGGCAACAACGAATCGATCGGGCGAGGGTACCCGGGCTCGTGACGTAGCGGAGCCGGGGGTGTACGTGTTGAGGCGAGGGGTCCCCGATCTGGATCCCGGCTTCCTGCGCTCGCCTCGGCTTCGAAACCTCACCCAGGAGAACGTCGACCGTCCGTTCGCGACCCACGCCTGGGTCCACGCGGCGCTGCACCGGATCGCCCAGAACGTCTCGCAGGTGCCCGTCGGAACCTACGTCGAGGTGGTGGAGGACGTTCGAGACGAGCCGACCCTGGCCGAACTCCGCAAGGTTTGGGTCCGGGGTCAACGTCCTGAGCGGCTTCCGGTTCGAAGGACCCCGCCCGTCCTGAGCCGTTACGTGAACGCGCCGCTCCACGCGCGGCTGGCCCCGCATATCCTCCTGAAGGACCTGCGCGAGGTCGAGGGCTCGCGGTGGTCGGACCTGTTCGAGAGGCCGAACCCCTACATGACGGGGCTCGACCTCTGGTACCTGACCCTCGTCCACATGTACGTGAGTCGGGGCGCGTTCTGGGTCCTGCTCGGGAAGGGCGGAAAGCCTCGGGCGGAGGGAGAGCACCCCGACGAGGTCTGGGTCTTCCCCGGTACGTCGTTCCGACCCAAGGTCGACGCCGACCGGACGAAGCTCCTCGCGTGGGAGCGGTTCGAGGGAAGGGCCCGGGAGGAGCTGGCCCCACACCAGGTGGTGCGGTTTGGGTTTCCGAACCCGGCGAACCCGCTCGAGTTCCTATCGCCGCTCGAGCCCCTCCAGCCGGACCTGCGTCAGGACCTGAAGGCGTCGCTCTACAACGAGGCCTTCTTCGACAACGACGGCGAGCTGTCGGTGATCCTCGAGACGGATCATGAGCTCGACGAGGAGCGGGCTCGACGGCTCCAGCTTCAGTTCGACGCTCGTCATCGAGGGGCGGGCAACCGGAGCCGAACGGCGGTGGCTCACTCCGGGCTCAAGGTCAACAAGGTCGGGATCACGCAGAAGGAGATGGATTTCCTCGAGCAACGGAGGTGGAACCGGGCGGCGGTGCTCGCCGTGACCGGGGTACCCGAGGCCGAGCTGTCCATCTACGAGAACCTGATCGAGTCGAACGCGATCAGCCAGAACCGGGCGTTCTGGGAGAAGACGCTCATCCCCGTGATCCGGCTCCTCGAGGCGGGGGCCCGGAGCCAGCTCACGACGGGGGCGGAGTTTTTGCTCTTCAACCTGACCGCGGTGCGGGCGCTCCAGGCCCTGTTCAGCGAGCAGGTGGACCAGGCGACGAAGCTCTTCAGCTTGGGCTACCCGCCGAACGAGATCAACGAACGTCTCGAGATGGGGCTCTCGCCGCTCCCGTGGGGCGACGTGGGCTACCTGCCCCTGTCCCTCGTGCCGGCCCCCTACATTTCGGAGGAACCGAGCGCCCCGGAGGAACCGAGCGCCCCGGAGGAACCAGACGAGCCGGAGGAACCGAGCGCCCCGGAAGAACCAGACGAGCCGGCTGACCTTGAAGCTAACCCGGAGGAGCCTGAACCTCAGGTTCCTCCGGGCCGTGGCTCGACCCGTGGGGTCGGGGGGCCGGCTTGGCGACGGATCGTGGAGCGGGTCTTCGACCCGAGCGAGCGTCGCTTTCAGAAGGTCATTCGCCGTTGGACCGTGGCCCTTCGCCGGGAGCAGCTCGACCGGCTCGAGGAGGCGGCGAAAAGCCTCGTAGGGAGCCACCGCAAGGAGTTGACCCAGGCGAGCGTCGACGCGATCCTGTTCTCCCTCGAGGATTGGCAGCGACGGCTGACCGAGGTGACGCGGCCGGAGTACGAGCGAACCGCGACCCTCTCGGTGGAGCAGATCGGGCAGGAGCTCGGTGGGCTCTTCAGCTTCGACCTCACGAACCCGCGGCTCTTGACCTTCCTTAGTGACAAGGAGATCAAGGTCCAGCGGGTGGCGAACACGATCCGCGAGAACGTGCGCAACGAGATCATCCAAGGGCTGGCCGAAGGTGAGTCGGTGGCGGCGATCCAGGCGCGGGTCTCCCGGGCCTTCAACCTCGCGGCGAGTCCTCGACGGACGCTCATGGTAGCGCGGACCGAGGTCGCCCAGACGCAGGGCGGGGTACGAAATCTGGCGTTCGAGGAGGAGGGGATCGAACGACACCAGTGGTTGACCGCGGGAGACGAGGCGGTGCGGCCGGACCACGTGACCCTCGGGGGCACGGACGCGGTGGCGCTGGGTTACAACTTCATGGAGGACCTCGGGAAGCCCGGGGTGCTGACGTTTCCGTCCGATCCGCAGGGGCCGCCGGGGCAGGTGATCAACTGCCGTTGCGTGGCGATCGCGGTCCGGAGCTGAGAGGAGCAGACGTGGCTAGCAACGTATCGCCGATGGCGTCGATCTTGGAGCGGAGCCCCGAGCGAGCGCACAAGGACCCGCGGGGGCGGCTGTACCTTCGGAGCGAGCTCGGGGCCTCCTGTCGGGGCACGACGAAGCTCACCACGGAGGACGTGCAGCGGCTCATGGGCACGACCTACAAGGCCGGGGACGAAAAGCGCGTGCTCGACTTCGTAGGGTCCGATGAGACGGTCGACCGCGCGGGGGACGTGATCCGGGTGGCCGGTTGGCAGCTCGGGGAGTTCCGGCGCAACCCGGTGATCCTGCTCAACCACGACTACCAAGGTCTGCCCGTGGGTCAGGCGCTCGAGGTGAAGCAGGAGAGGCACGAGGGCCGACCGGTGCTTCGGTTCTCCGTGCTCTTCGCGGACGCGGCGACCTACCCGCTCGCGGACACGGTGTTTCGGCTCTACCAGGGCGGCTACATGCGGGCGACCTCGGTCGGGTTCATCCCGCTCGAGGCCGAGAAGCTCTCGGACGAGGAGCGGGAGTCCCTCGGGCTCAAGCCCTACGGGAACGTGTTCTCGAAGCAGAGCCTGCTCGAGCTGTCCATGGTGACCGTGCCGGCGAACCCGAACGCGCTGGAGCTCGCGGTCAAGCGGTCGATCATCACGCCGCGTCAGGCGCTCCAGCTCGATGTCCGGGAGACCGTGGACCTCGACCGGTGGTTCGACCTGCTCAAGGTCCGAGCGACCTTGGTGGAGGTGAAGGGCGAGGGCTGGTCCTACCGGGTGCAGGAGCCGTCGCTCTTCGTGGCCGACTCGTGGCGGTTGGTCCCGTGGGAAATCGAGGCGCCCTTCCCCGTCTCGCTCATGGTGGGCACCCTGCTCGAGGAGGAGCGGGAGGACGTGCAGTCCGTGCGCTTCGCGGAGGCCGACGGGTGGACGGCCGAGGGCGTGGCCGAGTGGGTGGACGGTCACCTCGAAGAGATCGGCTCGGCGCAGGTGCCGCACAAGGATACCAAGGGCGAGGAGATCACCAAGCCTGACGTGCCCCCGAGCGAGGATCGCCCCGAGGGCTTCGTGATCCAGAGCCTCATCTTGAGTAAGGAACGGTTTGAGACGGAGGCGTCGGCTCGTAAGTGGGTCAAGGACCACGACTTCGAGGACCACGGCGTCGACGAAACGGAGACGAGCTGGCGGTTCCGCCAGCGGAACCCAGACGAGTTTGAATCGATCAGGACGATCGAGCTGGACGACGGCGTCAAGGCCGTCGGTGGTCGGCTCAAGGCGATGGCTCCCGTGGCGGTGCGCGTATTCGTGACGAACGGGGACCTGTTGGAACGGATGGCGCTTCTGGAGGCCGAGGCTGAGCTGCAACGGATGGAGCTGGCCCGGTTGACCGGAGTCGTCGAACGGACGGAGCGACGCTCCGGCGAGGGGGCCCCTCCGGACCCTGCGCCCGAGGGAGACGACGCGAACCCGTACGCGGCCCTCTACGACCTGCGCTCGGCGCTGCTCGAGGAGGGCAAAACGTAACGTAAACCTCGGCTGCAAGGGAGGAGGAGAACCCCATGGCGATCGAGAACATCGAGAACGTGATCGAGGACATCAAGGCCGCGATCAAGGCGAGGTTCGACGAGTGCGAGGCCGCGACGGCGACGGCCTCGGAGACGGTGAAGGGCGAGCTCAAGGCCGAGCTGGCAAAGCTGCAGGGGCAGGTCGAGGCTCTCGAGAAGCTGACCAAGGAGCGTAGCTCAGGGCTGTTGCCCGGGCTCGAGGAGGAGGTCAAGAACCGCAAGCCCTCGTGGCTGCGGATCGTGAAGGGGCTCCGGTGGAACGACTGGGGCGACGGTTACGAGAAGCGGATCCTCGAGGAGGCGACCGAGCGTTACAAGGCGCTCACCGGCTACCTCCCCGGGGAGCAGAAGGCTGCGGCCACGGAGCAGGACGCCGCGGGCGGTTACCTCGTCCCTTCCGAGATGATGGGCGACCTCATCGAGAAGCTGGACGAGCGATCCGTGACGCTCCAGGCGGGCGCTCGGATCCTGCCCGGCATGATCGGCTCGCCGGTCCAGTGGCCGAAGATCACGGGCGGCGCGACCGCCTACTGGGAGGGAGAGAACGAGGCGATCACCGACTCGTCGATGACCGTCGGCATGCTGAACCTGGTGCCTCACCGGCTCGGCGCCATGTCGATCTTCCCGCAGCGG